CCATTAAGGAATATGGTTTCTCTTTGTGAGAGGTCATTTAATCTGGCCAGCTCCAGAGAACAAATGTGCTTGGGTGAGCAAAATGAGGGTATCATTATAGTCTTTTTATACCTATACTTACTGTCTAGCGACAGCTTAGGAAAAGCTTTGAGCACTTTCTCTGTAAGGTAGCCTATCTTATTGTCTAGTAGAGCTGTCATGCCTGCCTCATCCAAAACGTCCTTGAAATACACAACCTTGTCATGCATCCTGGCACGAGCTGTATGGGCCTCCTGAACACTCAACAACCATACAGATTGGTATTGCATTATCCTTGTTTGATCCTTAAAAAGGTTCTTCTCAGCGTATTCACTGTATGGTAAACTGAAATCAAAGCAGTCATTAAAGTCTCTGCATATAATGCCATAAAGCCTACGCCAGTCTTCTATAGGGAAAAAATCAAAAATATTGCCAACAAAATCGTTTGTTTTAGACTTAGCGTACCAACCAAACAAAGGGATCCTTACAAAGTCATATTCGGACGAGTTTCCTCCAAGTTTTGCCACCACACTAGGTAAGTTGATTTTAGAATTGAAACTGTTTAATAACATAGATAAAATAGATAATAATTATGAAAATTGCGTTTGACCAACAAAGTGACTACTCCGGCAAGGAAATGTATAACATGTTTAGGGACGTAGAACTACCTGAATATGTAAAGACTGCCGAAGTTGACGATGCATACGAGCTGCACAAGCTGCCCAAGACTGCTTTCGCAGATCCAGATCGGATGATATATCCTATTAATAGCCCTGCTTCTGTATACATCTCAAATGCGCACTTTATCAACAAAAGAGCTGATATTGTTAAGCTATATGGAGAAGACTATGCTAGTCAACTGCAAAACAATATTGAAAAGGCTGCAGAGATACTTGAAATCACTGAAGACCTGCAAGATTATAATAATAGATTGAATGTGAAGCAGGCCTCCGACTATGAAGAAAATTTCATGGTTGATTTTAACGTGGACGGTATGGATGCCGCCATTAAAATGTATCCTGTAAAGACTGCCGAAGATCTATCCGCCGCTGCCGAGTCTTTCACCAGTAATATCCAAAACTTCCCTTTTGAAGTGCGTGTGAAATCTGCTGAAAATTTTGTAAAGGCTGCAGGTGAGCTAGGTGTTGACGATATGCCTGACCTGCTTATGAAGTATGCAGGTATGTATTACCCAGACCTTACAAAGCTAGACCAAGAGTTATGGCGCAGATCAACCAAGCTTGCTAGCGAAGCACATCAGGATATTTATGACAAGATTCGCGATGATCTTGAGAATATGCAGAATATCTCTGACGTGATGAAGATTGCTGAGACTTGCTTCAATATCGAGAACATGGAAGGTCTTTACGACAACGTCAAAGTAGCTAAACTTCTTGGGGACCCTGTGGACATGCTATTTACAGAACCTGTAACTAAGATTGCTAGCGCCTTATCCTATGTGGAAGTGCATGGTGACAAATATAAGTTGTCTGACCTCACTAAAATCAGTAAAGATAAGTATGAAGAAGCTTTCGGAGATAGTGGGATTGATCCTGCAGACCCTGAAAAGATCGCTGACATTCTTCCTACAATGCCTCGCAGTGACATGAAGTTGCTTGAGGAAATTACAGGATTGAGACCAATCTAGTTCATCAACCATGTGTTGAAAGAATAACGAGGCTGTCTAGTAATAGGCAGCCTCAGCTTTTATATACCCTATGAAGTCACCCAAAACAATACTTGAAGATCAAAAAGCTCCTGCAGTAGTCTTGCTGGCCCTTGTAACAAAAACATACGGCTCGGAAGCATACGAATGGGATCCGATGACTTTGAAGGTAGAGCTACAAGAAGACTTTAAGTGTCAGATCACTGACTTGCAGTCTGATAAGATTCAGGCAGCAATTACAATACTTACAACAGAGCAATACGAAGAAAACATTGTAGTGTTTGAAACACTGAACCATCTACTAAATCATCAAGAAACAGATATGGATGAGATGGATCCTCTCGAGGCAGAGGAACTAATCATCGGGCTTACAGAAGCCTACTTGATCAAAGCTGAAGAAATGCAATTTTCGCCTGAGGTGCGCGTGTATGCCGGTGTAGTATTCTATAACTATGGCATGCATAAAGCTCCAGACCTGTTCCCTCAGGCACTGATGCAGGAAAAAGAGGGAGACGACAAAGACAAAAACGAAGCTCTTCAAGAACTATTCGACGAGAAGCTTAAAGTCACTAAACAATATTTAGACAATGCACAGCTATAATACACTTCTTGCAAATATTTATGAAAAGCCTAACGCTAAAAGGCTAGAGCATCTGTATAACATACTTTTTGAAACCATACCCACTACAGTAACCTTTTCTGATAACTTTGAGATGGATTCTCTGAAAGCCATCGAAGAGCACTTTGACATCTTTACAAGTGACATAACAGTGGTAGGATCTAGGCTTGTAGAAGAAAACGTGTGGGTAGGTAAGAAGGGTACTTATAGAGATATACTGCTACATTCTTCGTATAGATCCCCTGATGGAGATCATCCTATGCTGGGTTCAGTCTTCGGTGCTAGTATTAAAAAAGAAGAGATCGATAGCTTGCATGTAAGTGTTAGAGCTGCGTGTAAAGACAGAGATGTGGCAAAGCTGTTATGTGATCTTTTGCTGCCGTTTAAACTGCAGCTTAAGAATAAGATCTACATGCTTACAGCTAGTTATGGAGAACTCAGTTTGTCTCCGCTACCTACCATGGAAGTAAACGGCAATCTTGCTTTAAACTATGGAGCAGATTTTGAAGATTTTCATGATAAGATCATAGACAGTCTCAAAACCAAAACGTCTGGACTATATCTGTTCAGCGGACCTCCAGGCACAGGCAAGTCTTCTTATATCAAGTATCTCACAACTTGTGATATCGGACGTAAAATTGTATACATCCCAGGAGGCATGATCGAGCAGCTCGTTTCTCCCGAAATGGTTCCTTTGCTAGTCGAGAACAAGAATATTATTCTGGTAATCGAGGATGCGGAGAAAGCGTTAATTTCTAGAGAAACCTCATCAAACACAGACATGGTACAGACAGTACTTAATCTGACTTCAGGCTTCCTAGGAGATGCAGCAAACGTATCAATTATAGCAACATTCAATACATCTAGAGATAATATTGATTCTGCGTTATTACGTAAGGGTAGATTAAAGCTCAGCTATGAGTTCAACAAACTCTCGCTGGCCGATACTATCACACTAGCTAAGTCTCTAAACTTAAATACCTCAGGAATTGTGGAAGGTATGACACTAGCAGACATCTATCATATGGAAGAACAGCCAGGCTATACACCTCCTGTAGAGGAGCGTATAGGCTTTCGCTAGGCTTCTATATCAGGTCCTGCTGTAGAGCTTCGGCCAGACAGTAGACTCATGTCTCCTGCAGCCATGTAGCCTGCACAAACAGCAAAGACAAGACTGTGCATAGCATCATCTGGTTGTTTTGGGTGGTGGTCATATACCAGCTCCTGCCCATACATACCATCTCTCACTTCGATAAATACATTCAGTAGGTCTTGCATATATTCGGCAACATCACCCCACTGAGGAAACAGTATCTTGCCTGCCTTGAGCTGTCTAATTACGAGCGATATAACGTCAGATCTATGCAAGACCCATCTGTTTTGTCTCCAGTCGTACGTGCCTGGTTCATAGTGTTGAATCATTTTGGTGCGCCTGTAGGCAGCTAATTGAGATTTTTGTGGATTTGTAAGTTCACATAATTTGATGCCCCGAATAGGATCAGGGCCACTGTCAGATACACAGAAGGCCTGTACACCGTTCGCTTTTGCTGCAATGTCATGTATATGCGCCTCATAGTCATATCCTCTATAGATTTTGGCCATGAGAACCTCATATACACCATCAGGCCTCATAGCTCCCAACGTGGCAACAGTCCTAGACTGCGCCATACTAACACCCCAATCTACACCCATCGTATATATCCCAGTATACTTCAACTTATTCTTATCCAGAATTGCTAGATTTTTACCTTCACTATCACTGAATTGAGGACCTAGCACACATAGCTTAACAAGCTCTTCTTGTGTGATAGGCTTCGATCCTATGTCATAGGACAATCCAAAAGTTTCATTCATCACTACCTTTAATTCATTCTTACCACTGTGTACCTTTTCATATATCTCTTTCCACTCTTTAGGATCTTCATTGAAGTGCGGCAATATAGGCTGCGCCAAATGATATCCTGTGAGCAGATGACTTTCCTTAGGACTAGTGGACACCCATTCCCCATTTCTACTACTAATAACATTACCACATTTACTGCAACTTAACCCGTGAGGCCTTACCATCTTTAGAGGCTCATTACCTTCGGTCAATGAGTTCCAATGATTACAGGCTATACATTTCATCATCCATTCAAGCTGATTGCTAGATAGCCATATTCTGTGAATAGTGTTTGTAGAATCCAATGGGGTGCCTGCAAATATTTCACGTTTATATGGCGACATAGCCATAGTTTCTTGAATGATGGAAAGCTGATCGTATTGAATGTCCTGTACTTCATCGTACACAACACAATCAATAGCAGGTCCGCGAGTTCGAGTAGCGTCATCACTACAATATCTAAATAACACACTAGAATGCGTATCATCCAAGATCTTTTCAAACACATCGTTTTTGAACCATCCTTTAATAAGCAATTCTTTAACTTTAGGGCTATCAAACCGTGGCGGAATGTAATTACTTGAAAAATACTTTGTAGTTAGTTCCTGCGGGCCCACATACATCATTTTGAAATAATTCCATCGGATCAAGTTCAAGCATATAAAATTAGACAAGAGAGTGGATTTAAGAGTTTTACGACTGCACTTCAGAATCATTTTCTGTGGTACGTTATCGTAAATCTGCTTAAGCATTGGAAAAGCTTCAAGTTTTTGAAGTCGGCCTTCATTATCGTAGAGATAATTTTCTACGAAATGAGACGCCGGTAGAACTGAAAATATCAGTTGTCGAGCGAGAAACATGCTCTTTGGATTCTTCTTATGTAGCAGTTTCTCTACAGTATCTCTAATTTTATCATGGGCCATCATAATCGCAGAAAAATAGTAAGCCAAAAAGGACCTAACAGTCCTGTAAATGAATTATTTAGCTTCTTTGCCTCATCTATAGGCACAGTATTCAGTATCCTCAATAGACTAGGGGCTGACAAGAAGAAAAAACATTATAGAGTCTACAAACCCAGGTAAAGATGCTATAATTGTAGCATCATGAGTAGAACTATTCGAAAATACCTGGTCAGAGATAGTAGCAATAAATATAAGCGTATCGAGCAGCAAAAGCTGCAAGACATGTATTATATGCATGTTGCAAAATCACATGACAGAAAAATCAAAAAACAGGGTCTGCCTGAAGACCCCGCCAATAATAACGAACAGTAATCCATCGGTAGTAAGACGAGGTCGCCCTAAGGGCTCAAAAAATAAACCTAAAATCTCGCATTCGATAGACATAGTTAGTCCTTCTGTAACACATAAGGCTAAGAGAGGACGCCCAAAAGGTGCAAAAAATAAACCCAAAACTTCTCCAGCAGTGGAGAACATTAAAGCGAAAGCACTTCAAAAGAAGCGAACTTGTAACCAGGAAGCTGAAAAATCTTCAGAGCCTCCTAAAAAACGAGGGAGACCTTTTAAAGTACCGCAATCTGCTGTATCTAATAATCAGGCGGAGAAGCCTGGAAAAGACGTACAGCTAGAGGAACACCCTCTGCTCAAGGCATTGAAATGGCTTGAGAAGTATATGCATCCGGCTGAGATGCTATATTACCGCAGTAGAGCAACCAAATTAGGTGTGTCGTTGCATGTCGCAATGGCCTCCGACGTACTGGGTCTTTTTAATGTACAAGATCCAGAGATATGTAAGCAAATCAAAAAAAATAACTTCATAGCCAATAACAATCCATATGTCATTCATTAATAAATTAATCAACTATCACAAGGCCTGCTATCCTAGCCTCTTTGTAACTACACACGAAGAAGCTCGACTGACTAGAGAAATAATCGCTATCAGAGATACGCAGCCAGAAGTAACCGTCAATGAGTGGGATGTTCAAAACGGGCTTAGATTCAAGTCTGGTCCTGTTGAAGTTTACCATCCAGATACTACAAAAGGCGTAACTGAATTGTTGCAATACATTCAGGCGTATAAGCATGGCGATACAATCTTTATATTGAAGGACTTTCATCTACACTTCGATAACAAGCTAACTATCCGAATGCTGCGCAATGCTTGCAACCTGTTGAAGCGTAATCGTAACATGATTGTGTTTGTAGGTCATAAATACGTCGTGCCAGGTGAACTTCAGAAGGAAATTCAATTGCTAGACTATGATCTTCCAGATACGGAAGCTATCAAAGAGCGCGTTTGCTTCATCCAGGACAGTGTAAACAAAGAACTTGCTGCTGCAGGCAAGCCTCTCATGAATGTGGATAGTCATATTGTAGAGAGTACGGTCGAAGCAGCTAAGGGCATGACTGCACACGAAGTGGAGAATGCGCTAGCACTAGCATTTACTGCGGTAGGTAAATTCGATAACGTGTTCGTTGAATGTGTGTTTCAGGAAAAGATTGCCCAGCTAAAAAAGAGCGGGTTACTCACCTATATGGAACCGAATATCACTTTCGACAATGTTGGAGGTATGCAAGGGTTAAAGAACTGGTTGAATACTCGTAAAAAGGCCTATAGTAAAGATGCTCGTGAGTATAATCTTCCTCTTCCTAAAGGTATGCTGCTTGCTTCAGTTCCAGGTGCAGGCAAAAGTCTTATTTGCAAGGCTATTGCCAAAGAGTTCGATTGTCCGTTATTCTCCCTGGATATCGGTAGCGTCTTCGACTCTCTCGTAGGTAATTCTGAAAAGAACATGCGTGAGATGATCAAGACTGTTGAAAGTATCGGCAAGTGTGTTATTTTGATCGACGAGATCGAAAAAGCACTTAACTCCAGCGCGGTAAGTGGTGCAGGCGACAGCGGTGTCAGCAGCCGTATCTTCGGCACACTACTAACCTGGTTAAACGACCGCAATAACCCTGCGTTTATTGTGGCCACAACAAACAACCATACGTTGCTGCCTAGTGCATTAATTCGCAAAGGTCGCTTCGACCAACTCTTCTGGGTAGATCTCCCTACAGCAGAAGAACGCAGAGAAATATTCAATGTTGTAATCAAAAAATATAATCGTAATCCTCAAAACTTCAGCATCAAGACACTGGTTAACGGAGCAGAAGGCTTCACTGGTGCCGAGATTGAAGAAGTGTTTAAAGATGCACTATACAAGGCATTTGATGCTAATGAAGATGTGCATGATGGTCATATTATGGAAGTATTAGCAGAGTTCATTCCTTTTTCAGTTTCACATGAGGAAGATCTCAAAACTATGCGTAGACAGGCACAAGGTAAGCTTGTGATGGTTACGTCAAAAGGCGATCCAATCGCTGATGTAGAAAAGAACATGCGTAAGCTCAGTATTGCAATCGGTAACGAAGAATAATCATATGAACAACGAATATAAAATCACTGACACCTTGCAACAATATTATGATAAGGTGTTCCAAGACGGAAAATTGGTAAACATCCATATCGGTATGTGGGGCATGAGTTACAACCTCACAGAGGCCGATATTAAGCTGGATAAGCAGCTACCTGAGACCATCAAGCTTGGGAAAAAGATGCTTATTAAACCTGCTGTATATAATAAGTTTAAGAACTTCGAGCAGAAGGTGCGTAAATATCTTTACGTAAATTCGTTCGATTTTCCGCTTGTTAGTCAGGCGCATTTCGTACCAAAGACAAAGTACATGGCTGTCTACAAGCAGCTTAATGAGATGCGTGAGGAGTTTAATCAGATGACAGCCGAGTTCATTGATAAGTATGAAGATTACAAAAAGGAGGTAATCGAGTACTATCAGCAGCACTCTGACACTGTGAAGGTAGAAGACCTCGAGAGCTACTACCCACCGCTGGCAAATATCAAAAAGAAATTCTATTTCGATATTGTTTCTTTTGAAATTGCTCTTCCTGCTCAGTTTGAAGAACTCAATCTACAGGATGAGATACTTCGTGAGCAGGTGGGTAATGAGGCTAAGCAGGAAGCGTTGACTTCCTACAAAGCTGCATACAACAGACAAATCGATACTCACATGAGTAAGATTAGTGATTTTGTGGGCGAAGTTACGGCCACATTACGCACAAAGATTGTCGAGCATTGCACTGTAGCCTTACACAAGATCAACAAAAAGGAAGTAGTTAGCGATGCCAACATCAAGACTCTTCTAAAGCATATCAAGGAATTCCGTGATATGAACTTTGTAGATGACAGGACTGTTGAAGCAGAGCTAAGTAAAGTCGAGAAACTTATCACAGGGGATCATGACTTTACCAATAATAAGGACGCGTTGGGTATGCTGCAGCAGCACCTGACGAGTGTTGTTAACGAGGCCAAAAGCCTCTCTGATGTAGCTAATGTTAGCGGTGAGTATTTCAGAAAATTAACAGTATAATGGCTTACAACAATGACGATGATCTGGGGGTGTTAGAGCCCCCTAGACATGACATGCTGATGGTCCGATTTATGGGAGATCCTCATGAATTGGTTTTACCTTATTGCGAGGTAGCCAACGGCGATTTAATAAGCATCAAAGACTCGCAAATTAAAATATCTGTAGTCAGAGATGACACAACAGAATCGGTTGAGATGGTCTACAGCAAGTTTGTAGAACTTATCGAAAAAACATTCGACACAAAAGGAATCACAAAGCTCTCGGCACAACTTGCCGGGAGCTACGATATAGTAAAAATACTATGAGTCATGCAGTAAATATCAAAACGCAGTTTAAAAACATCAGTAGTCTTCTCAATCAGTTTACCAAAGCTGGCTGGAAAATAGAGGAGAATACTGTATGCAACACCTATCATAGCGATCCTAGGCGACAAGAACTGCACAGGTATGTCGCTAAAAATCCTGTGAATGGTGGCTTCGATGTAGGAATCGATGTAGATAATGAAGGAAATGCTTTCTTTGTCTGCGATTTCTACGATAGAAGTATAGAGCAGCAGTTGGGAGATAAATTGAAAAATGTTAAACAAGGCTACTCTATGGATGAGCTTAAAAAGTTCCTACATGAAGAAGACATGTCATACAGAGTTGAAGAACTCGCTACAGGTGAGTTAGTTGTAATCGCAGAAAATTAATAAATATATGAATATCGAAAATTTCGAAGAACTAAAGTCGAAGTTGTCACGCTCACTCAAAAACACACTAACGCAAGAGGCTGTTCCTCCTGCTGGTGAAAAACCTGTGAATTTTGAGCTTCACGTTCCATACCACCAGATTAAACTGGAGCCTGACGAACCCAATACAGCGACTGCGGTAGTCACATATATTGTACGTTGTCCTTCTGAAAAGAAGCATACCGTCTATATCAAGTTCAAATACGATAAATCAGGTAAGTTTTTGCGCGAAACAATGGAGTATGTCTAAGAAAATTATATTTCATGTAGGAAAAGATGGAAATGTCAGTATTACTAAGCTTGAAGGCTACGGAGATGCTTGCTTGGAAACTACCAAGATGCTTGAGAGAGCACTAGGTAAAGCAGACGAAAGCTCGCGTGTAATGACTGATGAGTATAACGACGGTATCTCACATGAAATGGTTGGTCAAATTGAACACTAATGACATCCAAAATATACATCGATAAGGATGGTAATTTATCTGGGTTAGCAGATGATACTCTGGATAAATTGCACCATATGGGTATCAAAAATGTGTCTAGGGTGTCTAATGTGGAATTTGACCACTCGCGGCAATGTTGGACGGCTACGGATCTAAACGGATGCGTAATAGCCGAAGGTAAGGTGAGAAGTGAAGTAATTGAGGCTGAGCGTCGCTACCTCAATAAAACAATTGAAGACGCATTTGCAGCAATGCTGTAACCCCCAACATGGCCCCTACCTGGGTAGTTCAGGTAGGGGCTACTGTTGTACACATTTTATGAAAAGAATAAATATCGAAATTCTTTCGCGTAAAGTTAGACGCAAAGAAAACGTATATATCGCGGAAATACAAGAAGTTGATGATGGTTATTATATCGTACTGACTTATGGAGGACCGATGAATGATCCTGAATTGACCAGGCTTGTGCACCTCACTACAGAGGATGTTGAGAAAGCTCAAGCAGTTATGAATGAGCTGCTAGTACAGAAATACAAAGAAGGGTTTACTCCTCCACCAAACGGTAGCGATCTACGCATACCAGGATTTAAAGATGTTGAGTTTAATAGGGCAAGGCATGCGCCTAATTTGGAAACTGAAAACGAACATAGACGTTTAATTGTATGATTAAATCAATCATAGTAACATCCTTGAATAAGGCTATGGATGTTCCTTATAAACCTGACGTAATTCAAAAGCTATGGATTACTACAGTTGATCCAGAAGATAAGGCTAAAGTAGAAAAACTTAAACAGCGGTTTAAAAGCAAAGGTATAACCTGCTTTACTCAGTATTTCAGAGATTGGAGTGATGAGGACCCTGAAGAATACATCAAGAAAAATATAGAGGATCAGGGACCCAGAGAGCAGCATATCAATAACATCATCAGCTTCATTGAACCTTACGTGTCTTCTGATCAGCGGTATAACCTAGGCATTAATTGCTTTGCAGGCATATCGCGCAGTACAGCACTTTGTATTACTGTTTGGGTAATGCAAGGCAAGACACCTATGGAAGCGTTGCAGGCTACCCTGGAAATTCGACCACAAGCATGGCCAAATCTACGTATGCTTGGTTTCGCTAGTAAACGATTAGGTGTGGACATTCTCACACCGATCAGAGAATGGAAACAGTCTCGTGGATATTAACTACGTAAAAATTAAAATAATATGAAATTTATTGCATTTAGTGACCAACACCTGGAAAGTAAACTATACAATATCCCTGAGCTGGAGCAGGATAATCGAGACTTGTTCTCTATGGTTATCGACAAAGCTCTTGAGTATGAGGTGGATTATCTCGTTAGCGCCGGAGACTTATTCGATAACAATAAACCCAGTAGCGATACGATCAGGTTTGTTACAGAACAATTAAAGAGATTAGAAGGCAAGGTTGTCCCTCTGGCTATTGCTGGTGACCACAGTAAGCCGGTAAATGGTGCCACTTGGGAGACTGTGTGTGGGTTCAAACCTGTTAACAGTGCTCCTGAACTGGTAGGTATAGACTATAGCGACAATCCTGCTGATGTAGTAGAGCTGCTGAATCTAGAGCTAAACAAAAAAGCAAATAATACCGTCATAAGCATATTTCTACATCAGCAAATACCTGAACTGTGGCCCTTCTGCGAGGAAAAGAAAAAGATCAGTTTAAAAGACATAGACTTTACAAATCAGTGCGCTAGCGTTCGCGGAGTTTTTCTTGGAGACATCCATATCAGAAGACAGATGCGTTTTCATGACATTGGATGCGATAAAGAAATGTTTGTAGGATACTGCGGAAGTCTTGGTGTTACTGCAGCCAATGAGACACTAAAAGAAGGCTTGTACTACTTTGACGGAGAAAAGTTAAAAACAATTAAATACGACTTGCCTAGACAGTATGTGACTATTGACGTTAATCCGGATAATATAGCACAAGTCGCAAAAGACACTATTTATGCAACATATAAATTAGGTCCTAAGAAGCCTGTTTTCCTGGTAAAGTTACACAACAATGTGGATGTAGGTAATCAACTCAATTTCCTATACGACATAGGCTTCGTTAAAATGACGAAGGTCAAGCAAGATAAAGACGGACAGGAAGAGTTGGTCAATATTCGTTCAGAGCTTAAAACTGCAGATCGTTTCAGTACAGTTCTGCGAGAGTTGACTAATGGTATAGAGAACAGTGAAAAAGTTTATGACATTGCATATAAGCTTCTAACTGACAGTGATCCTAAGGCAGTCCTGGATAGCTTTAAAGAAACGATATACGCCTAATTAGATAAAAATACAATTAAACGTTTAAATAACAATGAATAATAAAAATTATGATCCTATACGTAATAGGGTAAATCTAAGCTCTCGCACAGCTTATCCAGAATTATACAACAATACATACTGGGGAGGCTCTGCCTATAAAGGTACACAAGCAGAAGATGAGATATGTCTTAATAGATGCGAACTAGCTGAAAAGTTCGGCTTACAGAGTCTTTGGACAAGATATGATATTCCGCACGTACTACGAATGAGTAGAACTGACACATCCACAGAGATGGACCATGTGGAAGCATATTTAACAACTGCAGGTAATGTGCTATTAATTGTATCTAACTACGGTTATCCGCCTCCAAGTATTTTGCGCATACCAGAATACTCGGGTAAACTATACCACACTGCTGCAACATCTTATGTGCGTTTATGGGTTAGTAGAGCTGCTTTTCGTAAACATATTAAAGCTGCTATGGAGCTAACTATTCTCGAAGAAACCGCAGATTTCCCACCAAACATACGAAATGTACACTAAAGAAGAATGCATGGCCTTTTTGGCTAGCGTAGAACAAAAGATAAACGACAATGTGTGGGAGGCTCAGGTAGATGATACCGATGACTTAATTTCCCATGAGGACATGCTACAGATACTTCCTCATTTTGGGCTACCTCAGCCTGAGTATGTAGACAATTCATGTTTACTTCTACCTGCAGATTGGCTGGAGAATGAGGACATAGATACATCTAAAGATTATAAAGAAGTAGCCGAAAAGTTCTTTGATATATATCGTACATTACGTTACGAAGTGTCAAGAGAGTGTGAGGCTATGGAAAATGAGTACGCTCAAGAATTACGTAGCATGCATAGTGAGTACTGTAATTCGGTACTGTGATAGATATGAAAACAACAACAGATAATACTAGACTTGAAATACAGACAAGGTATTGGCGAGAGTGGAGCACTCAGCCTGATTGGGGATATTGGCATCCTCTTAGACCTAATCTGCGCTATAACTACGAGGAAGGTAATATTGCTCCTGTACTTGAAAAGATGCAGGCAAGAATAGAGAAAACTATAGCCAAAACACCTCAAGCAGAGCGTGGAAAAATGCAGTACAGAATTGTAAAAATCAGAGAAATTAGAATTGTTGAAGAGCTATCATGAATAAGACAACCATGAGCTATCAAATAAGGTGCCGCTGGCAAAAAACAGTCAATCCGCGTGAAGATACTCTTTGGAGACCTATTTATCCAAACACTAAATATTATTTTACAGATTCAGAAGAAAGTAGACAGCGAGCTTTGCGTAGAGCTGAGACAAGATTAGCAAATTGTGGTAAAGAGGAACTTTTAAAATTTGATTTAGTGATAGAGTACAAAATTGTAAAGGTTACTCAAATAGAGACTGAGGAAGACTTATGACCGATTATAAACTATATAAAGTTACTGTTGAAAAAGAGTTTGTAGTAGC